TTTATAGCAAGAGTCATTGGAGATCAAAATACATACTTTGACTTCGATCAGGCCACAGCGTCACAGAAGATAGTTGTACAGGGTAATCATCCAGTTATATCAAACTATATTAGAATAGAGCAAAGTGATCAGCTGAAGGCAGGAGAGCTTCCGAAGTCATCACTTCCGATGGGCTTTAGAGGTCTCGATCACCTTGTAACATCTGGAAGCAATATTCTATGTACAGTTAGTCAGTCCCAGATTAACCAAAGATATCAAGGCAATGAGTCTTATTCATACCTAAGAGCTGTCACACCACCTGTTCAGTTTAGAGAAAGTGTAGCAATAGGAACAGCTCCCAATAAAAATACAAACTCATCACTTTACTGGGGATGTCAATTTTCTAGAAAGGTTTCAGTTTCAAAGACCAATCTTTCTTCAGTTCAAGACAATACATGGAGATCTAGAGTAAAATACTTCCCAGATTTCGCACTATCTAATAGAAACTTTTCTGTTGGAAACAANGCTGGCGTCGCAGATTCAANTGGAACAGTTTTAGACTGTGATAGATTTAATAATAATATTTTCTCACTAGAAAGAATTCAGGTTAGAACCGGTTCTGATACCATTGCAGATGTTAATGAGTGGGTTAGCGCATCTTATGTGAGAAACGGATCTATTACAGCAAATACGGGAAACAAGACTAGGGCATTAAAGGTCTCGGATCTAAAGACGCAAGGAAATAGAAGGTTTTCAAAGTTCACATTTGTTCTTCAAGGTGGCTTTGATGGAACTGATATGTTCAACCAGGATAGAATGGATCTTTCAAATGCAGCTGCTAAGAGAGAGATGGATGATGAGACAAATCAGGGCGGCACAAATGGACCCACAGTAGCAGCATATAGAAAAGCTGTTGACATGATGGGAACTAAATCTGATGTTGACATAAACCTTCTTGTGATTCCTGGAATTAGACAGGCAGCTGTTACAAATTATGCAATAGATGCTATTGAGAATAGATTTGATGCGCTCTATATCATGGATATTGAGGAAAGAGATGAAATCAATACAGTAATAACGTCATCCGTCTCTAATCCAAGTGTAGCTTACACAGTAGCAGCCTTTAAGAATAGAGGGTTAAATTCATCCTTTGCATCAGCTTATTTCCCAGATGTCATTATGACAGATCCTACGACAAATACAAATGTTCAAGCTCCTCCTTCAGTTGCTGTTCTTGGTGCCTTTGCTATCAATGACGCTGTTGGATATCCGTGGTTCGCACCTGCTGGATTNACAAGAGGAGCTCTAAAGGATTCGCTATANTCAAAGGTNCCTGTCAGCAAGGCAAACATGGACACGCTTTATGATGCAGATATAAACCCAATCACTGCATTCCCAGGAACTGGATTAATGGTATTTGGTCAAAAGACACTTCTTGCAACAGACTCTTCTCTAGACAGGGTTAATGTTAGAAGGCTTCTCATAAATGTGAGAAGATCTGTCAGACGTGTNGCAAACACCATGTTATTTGAGCCAAATAGGCAGGAGACTCTTGATAGGTTTAATGCTCTTGTTACACCCATTTTACAGAGTGTACAGGAGAGAAGTGGTGTTGATAGATACAAGGTTGTAATCGATGCAACAACAACAACGCAGGCTGATATTGAGAATAACACCCTAAGGGGCAAGATATTCTTACAGCCTACACGTACAGCAGAATTTATAGCACTTGACTTTGTTGTAACAAATGCAGGAGATGCATTCCAAAATGCATAGAATAAATTTTGCAAGCTAGATACTTAAGAATGATAAACTCTTTAGGAGATAGAAGAAATGGCTGAGACGTTATCCGTCACCGATATGTTACCTAATAAATTTGAGCCCAAAAGGCAGTTTAGGTGGATTTTTGCGATAGAAGGTATTGATGCCTTTTTGATGAAAACAACTAGTAGACCTAAATTTACACTGGCTCAAAAGGAAATTCCCTGGATAAATGCAAAGCGTTATGTATCAGGGAGGCTCACATTTGACCCGATCGCACTCACACTGTATGATCCGATTGCACCATCAGGAGCACAACAGGTCATGGAGTGGATTAGAACGCACTATGAGTCTGTATCTGGTCGTGCTGGATACGCAGACTTCTATAAGCGTGACTGCCAGCTAAAGCTTTTAGATCCAATTGGAACAGTTGTAGAGCTTTGGGATATAAAGGGTGCATTTTTACAGGATGCAACATTTAATAACCTTACCTATGAAAATGAATCAGACCCTGTAGAGATCGCTATCACGCTTCGGTATGATAACGCTGTTTTGCAATACTGATACTCACGATTCTTTTATTTAAAGCCCTCCTATTAAGGAGGGCTTTTTTATTTTAATTTACCTTTACATAGAACCCAGTATATTTTTAGAATAAAGAAAGAGGAAATTTTGTCGGATCATCAAGGTGTTCAAACACACAATGTAATGAAAGATGACTTTGGTTGGGATGTTCCTGTAGAGGGAGTTCCGGTTCCATCTGAGGGAAAAGTGTATTCTGAGGGATCTGGGCTTCACAATAAAAATCTTCTTCACATAAGATCTATGACAGCTCGTGATGAGGATATACTTGCTTCTCGAGCCCTTATTCAGCAAGGCATAGTAATAACAACTTTGCTCGAATCTTGCTTAGTTGAAAAAGATATAGATGTTAGAGATATGCTTATCGGAGATAGAAATGCTCTGATGGTATCTGTTAGGATCACAGGATATGGGACATCGTATAATGCAGAGGTAAATTGTCCGGAATGTGGAAAAAAGAGCAGCCAGAATTTTGACCTATCAAACCTAGAGATAAAGCGTCTAACATTAGATCCAGTTAGACAAGGAGAGAATGTATTCTCATTTAAGCTTCCCGTAACTGGGAAGGAAGTTCACTTCAGATTCCTAAGGGGGGCTGATGAGGAAGAGATGAATCTGACGGCGGAACGTCGCAGAAAGATGATGCCTGATGCAAAGATTGATAGTCTTGTCACATCCAGACTGGAGCAATTAATTGTTTCAATTGAGGGAGTAAGTGATAGGAATAAGATAAACGCATTCGTTAAAGACATGCCAGCGCTAGACTCTAGAAAGTTAAGAACATTTATAGAGAATCATGAGCCCGGAATTGACATGTCTGTATGGATGAGTTGCGCTCAATGCAACCAGGAATCTCGTGTATCTCTTCCGATCGGCGCCGGGTTTTTTTGGCCCACGGACTGAGTGGAGAGAGTCTTTTCTAGAAGAAGCGTTTCTACTTCAATATCATCTCAATATGAGCTATTCTGATGTAAGAAACCTTCCTGTAACATACAGGCGATGGTTCATAAGTCGTCTGGGTTCTGAATTCAAGAAGAGGTCAGATGCTAGAAAGAAAAGCAGAGGCCAGCAAAGTCAGGACACCCAGACAAGCATGCAAGATAATATGAAAGCTATCGATGAAATGATCAAGGCTTCGGGTGAAAAGAGCTTTAAGTGATCTTCGTTTACTGAATATGTATAGTCGGAGGCGCGTGTGGCTGATACCAGAGAGCTACAAGAACAAAAGAGGCTTGTAGATGCAGTCAACGCATCAATACGTGGTGTTAATGAAGCTCTAAAGCAGCAGATTCGCATACATGATCTTATAAGGCAGAAGGCTGAAGGCGCAGCTCTAGATCTAGCAGCAACAGATGCAGAGATATCAGCGCTGCTGGGAAGTGCAGGATCTGATTTAGAAGCAGGGGCAAGTAGATTCTCTTCTGGAATGAGTAGCTTTGAATCATCAACAGCCGCTGCTGGTAGCGGAGTTGCAGGTCTGGGTGAGGTTCTAGAGGGTTTTGCTAAGAATGTTGAGAGAACATTTGACGGTGCTGGAAAGGCTATTTCTGGATACGTTGACAGAGATGTTCGACAGGCTGTAGGGGATATTCAAAGACAGTTTGGCGGCCTTGGAGATGATATCAATCAGGGTGCAAATAATCAATCCGCGGCGATGAGAGAGCTTGTCAGTGACACGTACGAAATGTATGTGAATACGACAAATGATGCCTACATGGTCCAAGATCAAGGGCTTCAGTTTGCATTTGACAATCTAGGCGATCTTATGGGATATTTCACAGAGCTATCTGGAGATCCAATAAATGCACTTGCAATGACACGTGACGCATCAAAAGAGATGGTCATCGAGATGGGAATGTTTGGCAAGGGCCTAGGGCTAACGCAGGCTGAGGTGGGAACATTCGTTCAACGTCAGATAAGCCTAACAGGAAAGGCTGGAACTGATATGCTTCAGGAGGCTGCAGCCGCCGCGAAGGGAATTGAACTTAGAACCGGTATATCATCAAAGCTGATATCTAAAAACGTCCATGGAATAATGGAAGATACCAAAAACTTTGGAAATGTGACTGTTCAGGAGGCTGCAAGAATCTCCACAGCTCTTCTTCAGATAGGAATAGATTACTCAGATCTTGGAAATATGCTCGGTAAGTTCCAAGGATTTGATCAAGCTGCTGGAACAGTTAGCAATCTAACCTCTGTATTCGGTCTTCAGATGGATGCAATGGCCATGATGGAGTCTGCAAATACCGATCAGGATAAGTTCCTAAGGGATATGAGAGAGAGCTTCCTGGCAGCAGGCAAGTCAGTTGACACATTAACCCTCTATGAGAAGAGATTTATTCAGGAGCAGCTGGCGCTTAAGGATGTTGAGTCAGTTGAGAGACTTTTAGATCCGAGAGCAGCAATAAGCGGAATGGAGGATCTAGCAGCTGCATCAGAGGAGATGGATCCAGAGGAGGCACTCAAATCTGTAAAAGATGACATCGACATGATCAGAGATGCATCTGAGCTGACAGCCGAGGCACTAGCGACAATGGCACGAAGAGGTATAATGGCTCCTTTCCAGGATGCCGCGCTATCTATTGAGCAAGACGCTGTAAAAATGGCGGGATCTTTAACACAGCTAGGAACTGGCAAGGGAGCAGAGGCGGTCAAAGAACTGGGACAGTCTGCTGAGGGAATAACGGCTGGATTTGAAACTGCATTTGAAACCGTGGAAACAAAATTTACTGAGCTAATTGAATCCATGAAGAGAAAGCTAGAGGAGTCAGGTCTTCTTGGTGAGTCTGAGTCAAAGACATCTGCAAGATTCAGGGCTGCGTGGGACTTGAGCTTAGAGAGAGTAGATGATGCCACAGGACAGACATTTAATAATATGACAGAGATCGCCACAAAGGAACTCAAAAAACAGCTAAAGACATCAGGATCTGTTTACAATGAGATGGCGAAACAGGTGGGAAGACTAGGATCAAGCTATTCTGATCTAACAGAGGAAGAGAGAAAATCTCTAGCAGATAGGATGAAGCTGGGAGAGGACTGGGAGAAAGAGCTTGAGATGATATTCAATAGTCAGGCAGCTGCTACAGAGAGGCAGGTCATGAGTGATCAAGATACTGCCAGAGCTCTTTTAGAACAGGTGAAGGCTGAAGGCGGTGAACTCGGAGCAGATACACTTGCTAGTGTTACAGCTATGCTTCCTGCAAAGCCAGAAGAGATAAGAGATTTTGTAGCGGGCGGCACTACGACGTGGGAGAAGCTAGCTAGCTCTGCTGAGGCATCTCGTCAATCAGCCCAGGCACAGGCTGAAGCAGCGGCACGTGCAGAAGCTGATGGCGACGAAGGTGGCGCCGGAGGTCGACCCACTACAGAAGGGGGCTATCTTAAAGAAATACACATGACCGTTCGACAGATCCTTTCTATTCTTCCTCTTCTTCAGCCACAGGAAGAGTCCGGAGGAATAATTGAAAGTGCTCTTTCAGCTGCTGCTGCTACAGCAGAGGAAGGAACAGTTGTTGTCGCAGGAATTCTTGAGAGAATAGCAGACTTAACAGGCATCAATTTTGGAGGTGAAGAGGCTAGTCCCGAAGACGGCGAAACAGGAGAAGTTGCAAGTGTTCTTGCACTAAATGCTGATAGAGCACAGGAAGAATCCGGAGCGCTTGTTGGACAGCTCGAATTAATACGAGAGACAAATGACCTAATTGCTGCTTCAGCACTAGAGCAAAGCGTAGAAACTGTTAACCATCTAATGGCAATAAAAGAATTATTAACAGCTGCAAACACAGCTGCACAGACATCAGAAATTCCTGTTCAGCTAACCATACAGCTGGGTAGAGAGAAATTAGAGCAGGTATTGGGAATAGAGCCTGGAGAAACAATAGTTACATTTGGAAATGTAGAATAGTGAGAGAAGTATGTCATTAATAGATAAGGTTCGTAATAATCCCCTGTACAGAAGCTGTGCTGAGAAGTTAAGTGATGAAGATCGTGAAAAGCTTGAGAATGACATGATGAGGATATTAGAGGGATATGAGAGATTCATTAATGATTTTGGTGAAAAAATATCAACAGATGATGGATTTCAAAATGTGGTAGAAAATCTTGACCACTTAACGTCTGAGGATGGTATAAAGGGATGGCAAGAGAAAAACTAAAAGACTTTTTAAGATCAATTGGAGCGACATCTGATATGATCTCATATACCATCGATGATGAGGACTTTGATGGTCTTGCAAAAGTTGGAGATGATTTGGGCATAGATCCGGAAACAGGACAGCCTCTCGTAGATCTTAATGTAGAGGCGATCGGTATGCTAGGAGATTATGCAAAATTCATAGTAGATATCTCAGATAATTTATTTACTGTAGAAGGAGGAAACAAAGAGGCGGCTTCAGGAAATCGTGGAGACAGCATTGTTCTAGCAGAAAATACGGGTGTTACAAGACCGTTTATAAGTCAAGGTGAGACTCTTGGAAGTGTTATGTCATCCTATTCAAACAGTGGAATATTTGGTGAGGATCTTGATAAGATACTAGACAAGACGGGAAAAGTGAGTCCGAAGATGAAGTATGACGGAACAGAGGTGGTTAATGGTGGACCTCTGAGATCAGGAAATACTTTATTGAGTAGTATCGAAGGTGCACCCGCCATACCGCAGAGCGGAATCACAGAGGCCGATTCAACCTCATATACTCCTGAGTCACTAGCCCAAGAAGCTGTTGAGAACTTTATAAGCCAAAATAACAGGTTTAGCCCTTCAAAGAAAGATTTTAAGGCGTACTCACCAGTTCCAACAGATNCTACTGATTTTGATTCTGGAAAAGATGATGTAGGAACAGCTACATCACAATCTGAGATAGGAAAATTTGATAAAAATTCTATAAAGATGATTAATGACAGTCTAAAGGATGTGGGATCATCTCTTTTACTAAAGATGGCCGGATGGGATAACTCAGTAATACCAGGTGATAGTTCAAATCCAAATACTTTTGATTTTGATAAAGATGACAACTTAGATAGTTCTAGCAGCCCTATGCGTAAAATTGATCCTGAACTATTTAGAGCTAGGTCGGCATATAACTCACCTCAATTTTCAAAGACTGGGATGTCAACAAGAGCAGGAAAAGGAAGCTTTTTAACACAAGATGACCTTTTCAGTACAAAATATACATACTCATTTGGAACGACTACAACTTCAGATACACCGTTCTCATCTGAATTTAATCAAGATATACTTATAGCACAGGCTGCAGCAGCTATTGCAGCGATGCTTGTTATAGCTCAGGAAACGTTTGGACAAATAGATAATATGGTCAATGCAAGGGCCCGATTAGGAAATGGTCCATATTTTGCTGGGCAGTCAACTATTATTGCAACTCAGGCAAAATTTGAGCTGATTAGAAATATTGTTCTAACGCCAACAAAATATCCTTATTCTGATGCTGTCAATCAAGGATTTTTGGTATTATTTGATGGAGAGCTTGGTGGAGATACATCTCAGGCCGATGGTATAGGAAAATATCAGCAGGTTCAGGAGGCACCAGGATTTTGGCTAGCTGTTGCAAGAAGTGTTCTAAGAAGCTTTGAATATTTTGCCACAGTTAATAGTGACATAATGAGCGGAAATGTTTCTTCATCATCATCAACATCACTATCAAACATACTTCACTCAATTTCTATGTCAGGAATTCTTAATATTCTCAACGTCGCTGCCACTATTGGTGATATCTCACTAAAGATGAATGGCGGAATGCCAGGAGTTAACTCTAATAATTCAGTAGGACCATGGAACATAGACGCTCTCGCCGACGGTCCTGGGACTAGAATATCCAAAAGCAGAACACAGGACGGACTTACATCTCTATCTCTTGCATGGCGAACTAGTTCCACACCTGCGCTATACATGATTCCAAGAAATGTGATGAGGGCAGCAGAGGATATGGGAACTCTGGTCAATGGAACCAATCCACTAAAAGGAATGATGGGATCTAATCTAATAAAGAAAACATATATAGATGCCTCAGCAGAGGGGCCTAATGCTAGAATTCCAGGAGATATAGTTGAGAGGATGGAAAATGCACTAGATGCAGAGTATGTTCCATTCTATTTTCATGATCTTAGAACTAATGAGATAGTCTCGTTTCACGCGTTTTTAACAAGACTAACAGATAGCTTTAGTCCAAGTTTCGTTAGAACGTCTGGGTATGGTAGAATGGATGAGGTTCAGGTATTTAAGAATACTACGAGAAGTATTGCTTTATCATTTTATATTGTGGCGACATCTAAGGATGACTTCAATGAGATGTGGTGGAAGATTAATAAGCTCACAACACTAGTATATCCCTCTTGGACAAAGGGAACAAAGGTAACTGTTGGATCAGATAATAAGAAATCTATATTTACTCAACCGTTTAGTCAAGTTCTTGGAGCATCTCCCGTCATACGCATGAGGGTTGGAGACGTTATAAAGGGAAATTATTCTAAGTTTAATCTAGCCAGGATGTTTGGTATAGGTGATGAAGATGTGATGCCAATGGTGCAGGGAGAGGATGCTGCTGTAGCTCTCAAACCAGCTACTCCCTCTTCAATAGATGTTAAGTCCAAGATGCGAGCTGAGCCCTTTGGATCAGAGGCTTTCAGTGCCTTATTTGCATCACCTCTAACTTTGCTAGGAGACAATCCACCCATTGGCACCACGAGGGCAGCGAGGGCAGTACTATCTCAATTGCTTGTAAACGGATTTGCAAATCCTCTTGGATTAGCTGCGATAGTCTCTAGGATGAAGGACCCAGATAGATCTACAAATATCATACCATTATCTCCCTCAGCTGCTGGAGCGATAACAACTGGAGCGTCTATATTGGCAGCGGGATCTGCTGGAACAGGTACACCGCTAGACGCTTTTACAGGATACAAACCTTCAGAGATAGTTTATCTTAGGGCAACTATGGCAAGGGGGTATAAGACAGGACATATAGAAGGGGGACAGGTTAAGCAAAGCCCAGATAACAGCTCAGAGTATAGGGTGACTAGACCAGTGAAGTGCATGGTTATATGGAGATCATCTGTTTCGCTGGAAGGAAAGAGCGACGCACAGTCATCTCCAACATTCAAAGGCCCAAAGAGAAGAGGAAATCCAAGAACAAAAACATCATATGCTGTGACTGTTATAGATCTTGGAGCTCCCATTCATCTCATGGGAAAACTATTCATAGTTGATCACAGTGATCTTCTTCCCAACCCTGACCTCCTGTTTAATTCAACAGTCATGCCTACGATCTCAATGCAGTCACTTGGTGAAGGTCTTGCCCAGGCTTTGGCAGATGTTGGTGCAACTGCAAGCGGAGTTCCTTCCGATCAGATGCAGATTGTTATGTCAGATGCTGCTAGATTCATGGATGAGAATAACAATCCAATCACAAAGGCATTTGCTAGCACAGCAGGAAGAGGGCTGGCCGGAGTTATGACAAGGCTAGATTTTGACTGGCTTGATGAGTCTTTTAATTGGGAGATTGACTGGAATTCGCGAGCACCTATGGGTGTCAAGGTGGATATTGCATTCACGCCGATCCATGATCTTCCCCCAGGCCTTGACCACTCCGGATACAACAGAGCACCAATATATAATGTCGGGGATATAATGAAATATGTCGCCGGCGATCCTTACCCAGATGACGGTGCGGCATCAGAGGACTCATACACAAGACATGGAGGGTCAGGAGCAGCAACTGACAATCCAGCGTCTCCATATGACTACGCTGATCCCAAGACGTGGTTCAAAGATGACTGAGGATAGATAATGGCAACTAGTAGATATGAGTACACACCAAGAATATTAGGTCGATCAACCTTGGCGACGCCATCAACGTCATCTAGAATATATTACGCGATTAACAGTGGAGCACTTCCCTATACAACAATGATTTTAAAAGAGGCCCAGCGTCTAGATCACATAGCCGGAGGAGCGTATGGAGCCTCTTCTCTGTGGTGGGTCATAGCTGCAGCAAGTGGGATAGGCTGGGGTCTGCAGGTGCCTNCAGGAACAATAATCAGAATTCCTAGTGACATGAACACAGTCTTTAGTCTTGTGAGATAAACATGTCAAATTCTGTGAATAATCTATCTGCCGCTGTAAAAAATCTTGGTCAATATTTTAGCATGCTTGGTCGATCAGACATAATATCTATGATGATCGAGGGAACTCAAGGAAGTCAAGATGCTCTCCTATCCTTATCAGTTGCTGACCTGGGCGGAGAGTCATCACCGACCAATGACATAGATGTACAAGTTATAAAGGATCTCATGTATGTTTTAATGGATAATACTGAAGGAGCATTTTTTACAAAAGACATCTTAAGCACCAAGTATCTAAGATCAAAATTTGATCTGAACACCACAGTAGACGCCGGCGGCAATCAATATGATGGAATTGATAAATACGTGAGAGTAGTATATAGTCCCAAACATATTGACGGAGAAGGTATCTTTAGCTATGATGATACTACAGGATGGTCAGGTACACAAGGAGAGCTACAGACAGCTGGGCTTCTTGCTGATTTCGACGTCAATGATATAACTCGTCCAGGTGTAATAAGTGTAGGTGACGATGGAAGAATGCTACCAAGAACAGACTTAAATTCGTCAAGAGTTAACAATTCAGCAGATTCAGATAGATATGAAAATCCATCATTGTCAGCCTTTGTATTTCCAAATCTCAGAATCGGTCCACCCACTAGAAATACAGATGCAGTCGCGCTATTTTGTAATTCAATTCCAACACTTGAGATGTCAAGGTGTGTCCCCTATATCGATATAAGATTTGTCTCTGAGGTTCCTCCTATAGTAGGTGAGAGAACTAAGAAGATGTCAATTTTAAGATTCTTAGGAATGAATCAGGAAAGTAATGACAGGATAGGTATGGGAGATGCCCTCCCGACAACGATCCAGGGATATCTTGTCACTGATCCTAGCGCACTAACCACAGCGACTACATCTGATGGAACGACGTATGGAACTTCAGTATCTTCTGCTGGAATGGAATTATTTACATCCCCCCAGACCATGGTTAATGCTAATATAAACTCATCAAATGAATCATTTGGTGGTTTAGCTGGGAGAGTTAGAGATCCAATGTTGCCTCTTGCAACTCTAGATCAATTGAAAATTGATATAGCTGGTGTAGGTCAGCATCTATTAGCAAATAAGACAGGAACACTATCATTTACTCTTCATGATAGATCTAGGATGTCTGACATAGCACCCCTCATATCGATGGATCTATTTTCTTCTACATTTATCATAATTGAATATGGCTGGAGACATCCTGAGGGCAACGATGTTGATAGTAATGTATTTGGTGCTCTTTTGAATTCCATGAGAAGCACATCTGCATTTAATATTGTCGCAACAAATTTTACTGTTCAAAATGACGGACAGGTAAAGATTAATGTGAGACTCGCGTCACGGGGAGCGCAGGACATAAGAACCATTCCAATAGGGGTGGGTGAGGTAATGCCTCTAGCACCGCTAAAGGGAATGATAATCCCGTATCTTGCAAAACGACTTGCAACAGAGAAAAGCAAAGAGAAGGATTTTCAATCAAGAGATATACTTCAAAAAATTCCTGTTTCTATGAGTTCTGCATCTAGAAGCTCCACAGTTATTACGCGTGATCTATATGATAAGTTTATAATGCTTTTGAAACATCTTCCTGAGGGAGGTGAGAGTAGCGTAGCTGATATAGAGCCTCTTATAAAGGAGCTTGTTGGTGAGGATGGGACATCTGGATTAGAAAGCACGAGCCACTCATCACTCAAGCAGCAGGTGAGGTCAAAGGTGTCGGGTATGAGAAATGCAGCTACACCAGATCCCTTTATGATGGAGACACACCCAGTTTGCATACAGAAGGCCATCACTGCGGGTGTTGTTGCAGATGACTTTGTTTCCTTAGGAAATCTTTTTTTGAGCTTTGTAGGGTATCCGCTCGCGTGTTCTGGAAAATTTGATGAGGTTCAGATGATGTTCTATAGATTTAATAACAATGCAGCTGAGGCAAGAATCTTACCATCTATCGCAAGCTTTGAGATAAATAACAATGAATTTTTCTTAGAGATGGAAAAGTATATATCGTCTAATCCGGCCATGTCAGTACAGGGATTTATCTCATTTATAAACAAGAGTTTTACAAATAACCCGTCAGATTACAATTTTGGATTTGATCTAGCAGGAAAATACAGGGCATTATCGGAAGCTCAAACATCTGAGGCAGAAACAGAAGAGCAGAAGAAAGAAAAGCAGAATGCTGTAAGGGTTATTCAGGATGAAATAGATGAGTTTCTTAGAAATACGTATGGTGCCACAGGCGGAGGACAGCCAAGATATGATCTTCCAGACGTTCGTGTCTATTTTGAGTCTCTTCCGGCCATGAAGGTGGATGAGACACACCCGACATACCCATCAGTCTCTCTAGACCCTTCAAAGGTGATTCTTAGAGTTCATGTATTTGATGCGTCAGCAACTCCTCACACGAAGGAGTTATTTTTATTATCAGCTATGTCTGACGGTGACATAGCAATTGCTCTTAAAAATTCAAGCAGTTCTGCAAATTCTGAGGCAGCAGCATCAGCAAACCAAGACAACCCACCAAGCGGAGCTGAAGGAGAAACAACTCCAAGCTCTGATGTAGCTTCTCCTGCCGCTACAACTANCGCTGCTGAATGGGATGTCATAACGACAAACTTATCTAGTGAGGATGTAAAAAAGATGATAAAGTCATCTGTTCCTAGCTTTACGTTTGGAAGCCAATTTTCTGCTCTCACAAATTTATCACTTAGCTCGACAACACAGGGCGGCGCGGCTGATGTATTTCTATTAAATGCTAGGGGTCATAGCAATGATCCACAAGTAGGAGAAGGTGCACAGCAGCCTTTCGAGGATGTTCAGGTTATTCCTGCATCTGTAAGCATTGATATGTTTGGGTGTCCTCTTCTAGAGTATGGGCAGCAATTCTTTGTTGATGTTGGAACTGGGACAACTGCAGATAACATGTATACTGTTAGTAAGATCAGTCACAGCATAGATGCTGGAAGATTTACTACAAACGTCGGAATGGCATTTTGTTCAAATGGAACAATGAATAGTTTTAGATCTATACTTGCTGCAAGCCTTTCTAAACTAACTGAAATATCTACAGAAACAGATACTTCTTAATTGAAAATCTACCCATTCATGGTGTAGAATAACATGTGAAGATAGTAATTTCATGTAGAATACTCGGAACACAAAAACATCTCCTTAACAGTGATGAGGGAGAATCATTTAAGTGGGTTTCTGATATTCCAGATGATGCGTGGGTCCTTGATGACAGACCAGTTGTGAGAGATCTTAAGGCAATATCTGATGCAACTGGCAGGGATGTATTTAGTTTTTCTAAAACACCCCACGGATGTGCCTGGAAAGAAATATTAAAAAAACATAAAGGAGAATCTATAGACATTCCATGGGCAGACGTCATACCCACAGGGCAGTTTAAAAGATACCTTCTAGATGCTCTAGATCAGCTCTGGATGATCTCTAGAGAAGAGATCGATGGTTACTATATGAATGAATTTATAAGTAACAGAGAGCTGTTATTGAGCTTACACAGAGCTGCAGTCGATAGAGACATAATTCAGGATTTGTTATCAGATGACTTAACAGTAAATAAATCTGAATTAAAGAAGTTTTATTCTGATGATGGACTTTCTCCAGCCGTGAGGTATGGCCAGTCTGGGTCAATAACCGGAAGGTTGATAATAAAAGAAGGCCCAAACATATTGACTTTAAAAAAGAGTAATCGTAAAATTTTTAAATCTAGATACCCAGGTGGCAGCCTTATTCAGATAGACATAGTTTCCCTAGAACCTAGAATTGCCCTGGCTGTAGCAGATAAAGAAATACCAGGTGACATTTATAGCTGGGTGAGAGATAATGTTTTAATGGGGGAGGTCACAAGAAACCAGGCAAAGATCGTAACAATTAGCTGTCTTTATGGTATGTCAGCATGGTCTCTTTCTAAGCGCCTGCCAGATTCAATCGACGCCAGACAGGCGTTGTCTGATGTCAGGGAATATTTTGATATCCCATATATGGAATCAAATTTAAAGCGACAATATAATAAAAATGGATTTATTAAAAATTTTTATAATAGAAGGATAAAATCAGGAGATGCTTTTGTGAATCACTACTTACAATCTACGGGGGTAGATGTCTCTCTTGAATCATTTAGATGGGTTATCGATAAGTTAAAGACGGAAAAAATAAATGCAATTCCTATATTCGTTATACATGATGCTATAATTTTAGATGTTAAGTCTGGTGTAGATAAAATAAAAGATATTGTTAGTGATGGTATTCCTATACAAAAATTGAATAAAAAATTTCCTGTAACAGTTGAAAATATTTGTTAAGATAATATGGAGAAAATTATGAATAATTTTGAAAAAATAAAAGATAATTGGGAAAAATTTGAATCGCTTTGTAGGAGGCTTAGTGATAATAATTTAAATAATCTCTTAGATAGCGTCGGAGAGAGAATTTTAATGTGTCCTGCTTCAACAAGAACAGATCAATATGGATGTTATCCTGGAGGTCTTGTAGATCACTCACTAAAGGTCACAGCTGCTATGAGAAGGCTAAATGATGCATATGATTTAGATCTGACAGCTCCGTCTATTGCATCAATATTAAAGGCTGGGTTGCTTCATGACATAGGTAAAATAGGTGATCTAGAGAAAGATAATTTCATAGAACAAGATTCTGACTGGCATAGAGATAAGCTTGGTCAGCTATATAAATTTAATGAGGATCTTCATAGAATGTCGGTATCTCATAGAACACTATACATCTTACAAAATTTTGGCGTAACACTTACATCTGACGAGTGGTTGTCAATTCAACTAGCTCAAGGATCTCACTTTGAGGAGAATAGGTTTTATGTGGGACACGAACCAACATTAGCAATAATTCTCCAGCAGGCAAAATCATTTGTCATTCATAGAGAAAAATAGACATTATTAATATTTTGTGAGATATTTATGAATAATGTCACGTCTCACGTCAGCAGAATTTAAAAAGCTCTATGGAACATCCATGGATAATGTTCCTGAAAAGGGTGTGTGGTCAGGCCGAGGAATTGGAATACCAGTCGCTGGAGCTATTGGCGGCGGAGATGACTACAAGCAGAAGATAGGTCGTGGAAAGCTTCCTGACTTTAGAACAGGAAGCCCAACACAGGGTGCCGACTCAACATTTTCATCATATCTTGCTAGAGTGAATACTGGGTATGATGATTATGACAAGGCAGTAGAATATANGCCTATGTTTCCTGAGCAAGAAGAGGAAGAGGGTGATATTTATTCATGGGATGTCGAACCAGTTAGAAGTAGAAAGCTTCCTAAAGACTTTAAGATAATGAGGCCTAAGCAAAAGGGGTTAAAAGAGAAGATGGAATTTAACGAAAACTATATTGTTCCGAGAAGTAGATATAATCTAAATCATTTATTTGAACAACCAGCTCCAGAAGTATCTGATCCAGATCTAAGCTCAGTAAGAATAAAAGATGTAGTAGCAGATGTT